ATTGACAACGTTAAGCGCACTAAGTTTGCCTTATTCGCAGTTGTCTGGAACTGTTCCTACTTGGAATCAGAATACAACTGGTACTGCATCTAACGTTACAGGTACTGTAGCAATTGCTAATGGTGGCTCTGGAACAACGACTGCACAAGGCGCAATCAACGCATTTGCAGGGGCTGTCACTAGCGGTTCTTATTTGCGTGGTAATGGCACAGATGTGGTCATGTCAGCTATTCAAGCCGCTGATGTACCTACATTAAACCAAAACACTACAGGAACTGCGTCAAATGTCACAGGTGTTGTGGCTGTTGCTAATGGTGGTACTGGAACTGCTACACCATCGTTAGTTGCTGGCACAAACATCACAATTACAGGCTCTTTCCCAAATCAAACTATCAATGCTAGTGGTGGTGGTGGTAGTGGAACAGTTACAAGCGTAGCGGCAACAGTCCCATCATTTTTGTCTGTGAGTGGATCGCCAATTACAACAAGTGGAACATTGGCTTTTACTCTTGCATCAACTCCTACCAATGGTCAACTGTTAATTGGTAATGGAACTGGATTCTCCTATTCAACATTGACTGCTGGAAGTAATATCACAATTACAAATTCTTCTGGTGGTATCACCATCGCATCAACTGGTGGTGGTGGTGGTGGTTCATCATCCCCTATTCCTAAATTACAATCTTGGTCAATTGGAGCAATGTAAATGGCACAGAATACAAACCCTATTTTTCCCCTAATTCCTGTTAATACTTGGGTTAGTGGTGCTGCGGCTAATGCGGCAACTCCTGGCGTAACAGCCAACACTACGAAAGACCTGACATCAGGCACAATTTATGGCCCGATTGAAACAGCGGGTGCTGTTGAAGGCTCACGGCTTGACTTTATTAAGGTTAGGGCGTTGGGTACTAATGTGGCAACAGTTATTCGTATTTGGTTGAACAATGGTTCTGCAACTGGTACTGCGGCTAACAATACGCTGTATCTTGAAAGAACTTTGTCAGCAACTACTGTTTCTGAAACAGCAGAACAGCCCGACATCATCTTGCCTCTGAACATTAGTTTGGCGGCAGGTTATCGGGTGTATGCTACATTTGGTACAGCAGTAGCGGCAGGATTCCACCTGACTGCCATTGGTGGGGATTACTGATGTTTACGGGGTTTGCATCCGAGAACACGCCTGCAATTCAGGTTTGGGATTTTTTCAGGGATTTTGCAAATACATTTGCTATTCGCTCGGTATCTTTAGCAGATGATTGTGCGCCAATCCAAGTATTTCGTACTGGAGCAACAACAACTTCTATTCGTGTTTATTTGCCAACAGCTCCCATTGAAGGAAAACAAATAACAATTGTTAATCAATTGTATGCGTTTACCGCAGCACAATCTATTGAAATTTACTCATCCGATACAAGCGGAAATGGTTCAAATTCTAGGTTGTTTGCTCTAGGAGCGTCAGATTCAATAGTTCTTGTTTATTCAAAACAAAATATTACTTATGGAACAAGTTCAGGTGTTTTTCGGACTGGTTGGATTTCATTAAATAAAAGTTCCCTTTCTTCAATTAGCAGTTATTCTGCAACAGTAGGAGGCGACAACAATTCGATTACATCAACATATTGTTTTATTGGTGGTGGTAGTGGAAATTTAGCACAAGGTCAAAATTCAGCGGTTGTTGCTGGCAACTCCAACTCTGCAAATGCTTCTGGTTCTGCTACTCTTGGTGGGTCAAGCAACACAGCAAACCAAACAAACTCTGTTATTATTGGCGGCTCTTCTAACACAGCAAACGGCAGTCAGGCTGCTGTTGTTGGCGGCACAAGCAACACTGCGACTACTACAAATTGTTTTGTAGCTGGTGGAAATGCAAACAGTGCTCAAGCCATTGGTTCTAGCGTACTTGGGGGAGCAAGTAATACTGCTAATGGCTCTTACTCTGCTGTTATTGGGGGCGGTTATGGCACAACAAGAAGTATTGTTGGGAATCTTGTATTTACAGCATCTGATAACCCTTTAGGTGCATTTCTTTCGGGTCGAGTTCAAAGTGCAATTTTGATACTTGCAAGAGAGACTACAAACGCAACTGCAACAACTTTAACATCAAATAGCAACGCCGCTGGTTTTACAAACCAAGTCATCCTACCCAACAACAGCGCCTATACATTCCAAGGCACTTGCATTGCAGCAAGGACTGCCGCTGGCGATACTTCTTCATGGAAGTTTGAGGGTGCAATCAAGCGAGGTGCAAACGCTGCATCCACTGCTTTGGTTGCGGCTGTCACTCCAACTGTTATCGCACAGGATGTTGGTGCTGTTACTTGGGTTTTGGCTATTACGGCAGACACAACCAATGGTGGTATAGCAGTAACTGTTACAGGTCAGGCGGCCACCACAATCCGATGGGTATGCAAAATCGAAACAACTGAGGTAACTTTCTAATGGCTCTGAAAATCTCTATCCCAACAAGCAATGTAGGCGTTCCATTCACAGACGCTTATGCCCGTATCACCAACATTTTTGGCAACAAAGATCAGGTGCAATACCAAGTGTCTGTGTCTGCCAATGCTGACGCAAGGCAAGCAAACGCACAGGAAGTAGCACAACACGCCTTCTATTGCCCAACTCCACAGGGTAATCTGATGGATGGTCTATATGCTGACCTGAAGCTGCAAGTAGGTTTTGAGGATGCTGAAGACGTATGACACCTGAACTGCAAAAGTACTATGAAGCTCGGTTTGAGATGATGTCAACCGAGGGATGGAAAGATTTAATTGAAGATATTGACAAAATAATAGCAACTTTGAATAATATCTCTGTAATAGATAGTGAGAAAGACCTACAATTCAAAAAAGGTGAACTTTCTATTCTTTCTTGGCTGAAAAATCTTAAAGAGATCAGCGAAAGAGCATATGAAGAAATTTTATGATTACGTCTGTGAAAACGGACACAAGACAGAAAGATTCGTTGATTATGAGGCAACGGGTCTAATGTGTGAGTGTGGTGCAAATGCAACACGTTTACTATCTGCGCCAGCATTTCGACTTGAAGGATGGTCTGGTTCTTTTCCATCGGCATATGCCAAATTTGGGAAAAGCCATGTTGACAAGTTGAAGTCTGAGCAGAAACTCAACTCATAAGCAATTATGCCGAGTTGAATCTCCTACAACCGAGAACGGCAGGAAAAAGGAAAAAGTATGCTGATTGATGAAGAGCCAAATGAACTAGAAGCGGTAGAGCAACAAGCCAAGCCCGAACTCCCTGAGAAATACAGGGATAAAAGTCTGGACGAGGTAGTGCGAATGCACCAAGAGGCTGAGAAGCTCATTGGTAAACAAGCACAAGAGGTCGGAGAAGTCCGAAAGCTCGCTGATGAACTCATTAGGCAGAACCTCACTGTTAAACAACAACAGCAGCAAACTAGAGATGTTGAGCCTGAAGTAGATTTCTTTGAGAATCCACAGATGGCAGTTCAAAAGACTGTTGATAGTCATCCTGACATCATTGCGGCGCGTCAAGCCATGCTAGAGATGAAAAGGGCGCAAATTCAGCAAAAGTTAGCGCAAGAACATCCTGATTTTGGCGATATTGCTAAAAATGAGGACTTTGCAAATTGGGTTAAATCTAGCCCTGTACGCATTGACTTGTTCAAACGTGCTGATGCAGAATTTGACTATGATTCAGCCAATGAACTGTTATCTACCTACAAAGAACTTCGCTCTGTCAAACAAAAGCAAATGAGTACCGCTGGTGAAGCAACTCGTAAGCAGAATTTGAAAGCAGTTGGGGTTGATGTAGGTGGTTCTGGGGAATCATCAAAGAGGGTTTATCGTAGGGCTGACCTTATTCGGCTAAAAATGCAAGACCCGACTCGTTATGAAGCGCTTTCAGATGAAATCATGCAAGCGTATTCAGAAGGTCGTGTTAAGTAAACTTAATTTATTGGAGATTTAATCATGGCTAATCAAGCATTTTCCCCCACAAATAGTGTAACCACTACATCCGCAGCTAACTTCATTCCAGAAATTTGGAGTGATGAAATTGTTGCCGCCTATAAAAAGAACCTCGTTTTGGCTAATTTGGTCAAGAAGATGTCTTTCAAAGGCAAAAAGGGTGACACCATCAACATTCCTAGCCCAGCTCGTGGCAATGCCTCTTTGAAGGCCGCTACTGATGCCGTGACTTTGATTGCTGAGAGCGACACCAACATTCAAGTGTTGATTAACAAGCACTATGAGTACTCACGTTTGATCGAAGACATCGTTGAAGTTCAAGCCCTGACATCACTGCGTTCTTTCTATACAGAAGACGCTGGTTATGCTTTGGCTAAACGCATCGACACTGACTTGGTTCAATTGGGTCGTGCTTTCAATGGCGCTACAGTTGGTACTGATGACTATGCTACTAGCAACACTACTACCAAAGCCTTTGTTGGCTCTGATGGTACTACTGCTTACAACAGCACATCATCTAACGCTGCCGCTTTGACTGATGCCGCTATTCGTCGCACCATTCAGCGTTTGGACGACAACGATATTCCTATGGATGGTCGTTTCTTCCTGATTCCTCCTTCAAGCCGTAACACGCTGATGGGTTTGGCTCGTTATACCGAGCAAGCATTTGTCGGTAATGGCGATGCGATCCGCAATGGTGAAATCGGTCAACTGTACGGCATGGCTGTGTTTGCATCTTCCAATGCTGACTTCGGTGCAGGCTCTTCTGGTGCTGACCGCATTTGCTTGATGGGTCATAAAGACTCTATGGTGTTGGTTGAGCAGTTGGGAATCCGTTCACAGACTCAGTACAAGCAAGAGTACCTCGGTACATTGTTTACTGCTGACACTCTGTATGGCGTGAAGGCTCTGCGTACTAACGCTACTAGCTCTGCTGCTAACGCTTCTGGTGCTTTTGCCTTGGCAGTACCAGCCTAATTGCAGTTGCGCCCCCTGCCGTAATGGTGGGGGGACTTTTTAAACTTAATTAGGAGCTTTATTATGGCAACCGCATCAGCAGTAACAGTTCGTAGAGGTAACGATCAGTTCCGTGGCCTTTTCAGCGATACATGGGTAGTTCGTGCTACTTTGGACGCTGGATCATTGGTCGATGGCGCTGGCGAGACTGACGACATCACAATCCCTGGCGTGGCCTTGGGTGATATGGTAATTGGCGCATCTCTGGGTGTGGACTTGGTTGGTTTGACAGTAACAGGTTATGTTTCTGCAGCAAACACAGTCAAGTTCCGTATTCAGAATGAGTCTGGATCTACAGCAGACTTGGCTTCTTCGACACTTCGTGTTGTTGTAGCCCGTATGGTCTAAAACTAAAGGGGGCTAAAAACCCCCTTTTTCAAAGGATTTTTATGGTTACATTTCGGTGTTTAGCAAGCGGTCAAACCGTAACTTTTGTTCATCAGCACGATATTGACAGCATGAAAGGTCATGCAGGATATGTAAGAATTGATGGAGAAGAAAAAGAGTCCTTTGAAAAACCAGTAGTTCTATCACCACCTACTCCTGTCAAGAAGCTAGGTAGACCAAAGAAAGTAGCAAATGTCTGATATTGATCCACGAGAGTTTGGCAGATTAGAAGCCCAAGTTCAGGCTTTGCAAACAGAAGTTCATGCAATGCGTGAAGATATTAAAGCCCTTTTAGAGATGGCAAACAAGTCTAAAGGTGGTTTCTTTGTAGGTATGGCTATCGCCTCTGTTGTTGGCGGTATTATTTCTTTTGTTGCAACTAAACTAGTAAGGTGAAATCATGTACGGAAAATCTCCAAAAATGACCAGTTCTAAGACACCTAAGAAGGCTAAAGGTATGCCTGTAACCATTATGGTTGCTGTTGGTAAGCCTAAGTCTATGCCTGTTCGTGGTAGCCGTACTGCTACTAACATGATGAAGAAAACTGGACGAGGAAAATAATGTCAATATTTCAATTAGACCCAAACAATGTTGCTTTTGGAGTTCCTTCATTGGGGACTAGCCAAGTTGCTTCTGTTACTAACTCTAGCGTTCAGATGACTGCTTTTGGTGCATCAACAACAATGATTCGTATTGCTTGCTCATTAGGTCATGCCCATTACCAAATTGGTTCAAACCCAACAGCAAGTATTACAACTTCTGCAATGATTCCAAATAACTCTTTTGAGATTGTTCGAGTAAGTCCTGGTCAAAAAATAGCATTTATCAAAGATGCAACAGTCACTGCATCTACAGTATCTGTTACGGAGTTGGCATGAAAAAGACCAAAGCAGAGGCCAAAATCTCTAAGGTATACAAAGAATTTAAAGCTGGAAAACTTCATTCTGGTAAAGGTGGCCCTGTAGTTAAATCTAAAGACCAAGCCATTGCAATAGCCTTATCTGAAGCCAAGAAAGCTAAAAAGAAATGAAAACTCCTGCTTGGCAAAGAAAAGAAGGAAAATCTCCTTCTGGGGGATTGAATGCCAAGGGAAGAGCATCGTATAATAAAGAAACGGGTGGTGATTTAAAGCCACCAGTCAAGTCGGGAGACAACCCTCGTAGGGCATCCTTTTTAGCACGTATGGGCAATATGCCTGGCGCTGAGATGAAAGATGGAAAGCCTACCCGACTTTTACTTTCTCTTAGAGCTTGGGGCGCAACGTCCAAGGAAGACGCTAAAGCAAAAGCTAAAGCGATCTCTAAGAGGAATAAGAAATGAGAGCAAGGTCAGTCGGTGCAAATTTAACTGCTAATACGGCTACTACGCTGTTTACAGTTCCGACTGGCTATTACGCTAGGTGTGTACTTTTACACGCATCAAACAACGGCTCATCAAATAAGCACATAAGTTTCACTTGGTACGATTCAAGTGCAAGCCTTTCTATCCTAATTACAAATGAATACACCT